TGCTGCTGCCATTCCCGCGGCAAATGCCTCTTCGGGGGATAGCTGGCTGATGTCGTCAACATGAACTTCCGTGCCGGGAGTGCTAATGTCGAGAGCTTCACCGCCTTCTTCGTGGGGACAACCTTCTTCCATAGCAGAGCCATCATCATTACGATTTGCCGTCTCGTGCAAGAAATATCTTGGATCTATTCTTTTTACATTTTTTCTGTGTGCCATTATCTTATTCCTTTAAAGTAGTCAACTGCCTTTGCAACATCGTCGTACTGGTTGTAACATCCATTTAGTCATTTTTTACTCCTCCTCCTATTTGTATCCCATCATCGCAGATAATCATATTTAAAGCATATGATGTACCCGAACTCAGGCATCCAAGCAAAAACCCAGTTACTAGATTATTGCCATCGAATATAAATAGTTCGGTGTGACCATTAACGCCCCATAGAAATATTCCTACCCAAAATCCTATACACATAGGACAAGAAAAGAAGTAGTGCTTGGGCCTAATGCGATCTAAAATCTTTGAAAAACAAAGCAGCTGCGTGAGACCATAGGCACACAAAATAAATATTATGAGACTCTCTAGAGCGGGCCACATTATGATATGAGCTCCCATTACATCTTGTAGCGGAGTGGGATATAATAATATCCAGGCACCATCGCGCCCTTTTCAGCACGCTGCGGCACCTCTCCAAGTTCTGTCGAATCCAGATCTGTGGGCTCGGTGAAGTAATCTTCAAGATTCTTCTCGTATTCCTCGGCCCTCTTCAGGGTATCGGCCTCAGTGGTAATAAACTCTGATATAACATATACTGCTGCCTGGAGACCATTGGCGTTCTTGCTTTCTGGTATAACGGCTTCTAGAGAACTAAAAATGTTGCCGCCTTGGACGCTATCTCGATCAACAATTCCCTTGTCGGATAAAAAATCGAAAAGGCGCGTTTGCGTTCCGTAGGCATCCTCAACGGAGTGGCTCTTTGGGAATGCCAAAACCTTGCTGCTTTCTGGCAACAGCACAATATCAATAATGTCGTGATCCATTATCAAAAGATTTCCATCTAATGTTTTACGAGCCTGTAGTTCTACAGTCGCCTGCGGACCACCGACATGGATCTTAATCATTACGAGTTTATTTCCCTAACAAGTTCTTGAATGTTTAGAATTTTTGTAATAACTTCTTGGGTGGGAGATGCGCTCTTAAAGCCTTCTAAAATGTTTAATACTTTTTTAGTCTTCTCGACCATTTTCTCATCAGTAAAAACTTCTTCCGTCTTTAATGAAGCTGTGACTTCCCTCTTGAGTCGTCCTATTTCTTCATTTAAATACAGCTTTAGCTCTAAACCATTGTCGACAAAAGAAGCAATGTATTTACCAAGTAAATCTTTCTGTTCTTTAAGAAGACCCGTGTATCGCTCATTAAACTTCTTTACGAAAGAATGATAAACAATATTATCGATTGGCTCTAGCTTGTTCTCTTCTAGTTTTTCAGTAGAGTTCATCATTTTAACCAATAGATCTTCATGCAAAACTCGCTGTTTCACCGGGGTGTTGGCATTAAAAATAGTTGCTACGGTCGCGAGAGATTTAAAGTTAGGAACAAAAGCATTCCACGCATCCTTAGAGAGCGCTTTGTTAATCTTGTTAATTATTCTAGTCTGTGTGTTGAAAACCTTTTTGCTATCCAAAAGTGAGTGAGCCAGCTTGGTTTCCTGCAAAAGCTTCTCAGCTAAATACAACTCAAGATCAGTTGTTTCTACTAGTGTTCTATAATATTCTAACTCTTTCCCAAGAATTGTCGAGGACCCAAAAGCTTCTTTTATAAGGCTCGAAACAAAGTTCTTTCGCCTAGCATCTTTATCAACTATGGCGTCAGTTAACTCTTTTACCAACACCTCATACAAAAATGCGGTGTTTCTTTTTTTATTGTGCTTTAATCTCACTTATTATGGTCTCCGCTTCTTTTTCTTCTAGTTCTCTAATCAACTTTTGAATACCTCTGGTATCCTCAAGCAATTTGGTCTCTTCGTCATCTCTATAAATAGGCTCTAACTCTTCATAAAGTGCGTTGATGTTTAAAAGCTCGTGTCCTGGGAAGATATTTCTGTGTGCTGTCTTAGCCCCGCCGCGGCTAATGCTGCGCAACTTTCGTTTTGTCGGGCCTGATTTATTGGTTTTTCGAGTGTCGGCTTTCTTTTTATAATATTTCTTTCCCTTGGCTTGTGGTTGTTGGCTAGCAGGCGTAGGCTTATCTTCTCTGCGCGCGGGTGCTGCCAAAAGAGCACTATCGGGTTCGCCGGCGGGTTCGCCACCAAGATCTCCGCCGGGTTCGCCACCAAGCTCTCCGCCGGGTTCGGCGCCAAGATCTCCTCCAAGCTCACCGCCGGCCGGGGCACCAAGTTCGCCACCAAGATCTCCGCCTAGTCCTCCGCCTAGTCCACCGCCGGCCACTTCTGCCGCAGCCAGCTCTGTAATAGCGTCGAGAGATGCTTGATATTTGCGATCATAAAAAGCTTCGCGCTGATTTCTCAAAAATTCCTCATCAGTTAAGTTGAGAATATTCTTAGCTATCCAGTGTTTGCTGAACATGCCTTCGACAACATTATTGGCAAGATCGAACTTGGTTCGCAAATGTTCTATCTCTTGAAGCTCAGCAATCTTAGAGGGATTATTTAAAACCAGCTTGAAAGAAATCAGGTCAGGGCCCCTGTATCCCAAAGTAAACAAATGAACAACAGCGATCTTCTCAAGTTCTGACAAGAAAGCTCTCTGAAGTCGCTGAATCGTTCGTGCAAAACGAACATCTTTTTGAGCGAGAGTTGTCTTGTCTTCTTCGCCACCTTCGGTCATTGACAAATATGAATGAGGGATCTTAATAGCAGAGAATAGTTTATCTCGAATATACTTTACATCATCGATATCGTTAAGCTGAGATGCGCCGGCGAGAGTACTGATATCTGAACCGACACCGCCGCGGATTGGAATAAAGTAATCCTCTTCAACAGATAAGGGATTATATCGCAAGTCAACGCGCCCAGTGGTGGCATCGACTAGGGAGTTTCTCTTCAATGAAGTCTTAACTTTCTCCATGTATTGTTCAACATCTTGCGGCGGAATATTTCCCACATCAATCTTAAACATGCGACGCTCGGGGGCTCGCACGACGCGATAAGCCAGCATCGCGTCTTCAATCAAAACCAACTGGCGCCAAATGCGGCGAGCAGGATCTAAGACGGAGGTACCATAGGGCGCATGTTTATCGTTTCCAAGAATGCGGAAGTGTGCCAGCTGCCAGTTCTCAAATGTCATATTGGCTGAATTCCATTGATACTGAATGTAGTTGGGGTTTGTAGGATCTTGTCCCTCGAGTCTTTCCACCTCTCCGGACGGAAGACCAATAACACTCTTGACTCCGAGAACCTCATCAATGTCTAAATAAAGAAAGAAATCTCCATACTTACACATTGTTCTTGCCCAGCCAAAAGCGTTGAATTCGATATTAAGAGCATCATAATAAAGCGCCTCTAAGATATTTTTGATCTCTTCGTTGCGACATTCAATTTTGATTAGCTTATTAAACTCATTTGAAGTAGTCATTTCGTCCGCATAAATATCCATTGCTGACGCAATCTCGGGCATGAACTCCATTTGATCGAAATCAATATATCGCTCGTTGCGATTCTGGTTCCGCATAGCTGCGGAAGTGAGCATGTTATAGTTTCTGGAAAGGTTATCGGCTGAGCGCTTAAACTGTTGGCCGCTGGCGCTTCTAAACCGATACTGATATTTGTCCAGCGCCGAGCGTCGTTCTTCGCGAGTAAACTGGGCGCGATAGTTAATCAGAGGCCCGGAGAGGAGTCTGGTTAGTCTCTTGAAAAGAGGTGACGCTGGGTTGCGTGGGTTGTTTTCGTCGTTGGCTGCCATCTATTTATCCTTTAATAATTCCTAAATATTGCTCATTGAATGCTTTTGCTTCTTCTATCCGTTGTTCTTCGCTGTGCCTCTTATAGCCCAACATTCCCGGAATTGATGTATTCATTGTCCTAGTAGACGTCGACATTGATAAAAGAGCATTCTTATTATATTCTACCATTCTTTGGTTCTCGACTAAAACTGTATCTCTCACCCAGCACCCAATAGCAAATGACATAACTAAATCATCATTATATGATCTCATCGCTTGCGCTCGGCCGTTGTGCCAAACAAATGTTTTCATCTCTGATAACAGGCGATTAGAGTTAATCTTAATTAGTTTGTTTCTCATAAACTCTTCCATCTTTGCTATCACCAAAGGCCTCGTCTTAGAAGAGGTTGTAAACCCGGGAACGATATTCGACATCCACTGGGC